TAGAGAAATACATGATTATACAATGTGTTTATCAAGTGATTATTATGATCCTGAACCAATGTGGAAAAAGGTTGGTTGGGGACTCCATAATACAAGCGATACATTGTTTTATACTTGGATGCTTTTTAGTAGTAAATCGAGTAAGTTTGATTATAATATGATACCTGCATTTTATGATACATGGTTGAATATGACTACTGATAGGGAAGTAAATATTACGGCAGGATCTATTATTTATTGGGCAAGACTTTCAAACCTTGAAGAATTTGAAAAAATTCAAGAAAACACTGTTAAACATTGTATGGACAAAACATTGAATGGTGCGACTGAGTATGACATCGGTTATCTAATGCATAAAATATTCAAAGATAAATATAAATGCGCAAGTATTAAACACAAATCCTGGTTTGAATTTAAAGATAATAAATGGCATATGATTGACAGTGGATGGGCACTAAGACTTAAACTATCAAGTTATTTGTCTTCTAGATATGTTATGGTAATGATGGAACTTACAGGCCAGATAGAGGCATACATTGATGATCCGGATGAACAAGACAAAATTAAAGATAAGATATCTAAATATCACGATATAGCAAAACAACTAAAAAAAACAAGATTCAAAGACAATGTTATGAAAGAGTGTTGTGAATTGTTTTATGAAAAAAAATTTATTGATAAACTTGATAAAAATCCTTATCTAATGTGCTTTAATAATGGTGTTGTTGATTTTAAAAATAAACTATTTAGAAATGGTGAACCAGACGACTATATTTCAATTTCAACAAATATTAATTTTATTAATGATGGAAAAGGATCGCCTCAAATAAAAAAGGAAATTAACGAATTTATGAAACAACTCTTTCCAGACATTGAACTTGAAAAATATATGTGGGAACACTTGGCATCTGTTCTCATTGGAACAAATCAAAACCAGACGTTTAATATTTATACAGGAAATGGACGAAATGGTAAAAGTAAACTTGTTGAACTTATGGAACTTACACTCGGTGAATATAAAGGTAGTGTACCTATTACACTTGTTACTAATAAACGACAATCCATTGGTAGTTGTTCGCCAGAAATTGCCCAACTTCAGGGCAGAAGATATGCTGTTATGCAAGAACCAACTAAGGGCGATAAAATTAATGAAGGTATAATGAAGGAAATTACAGGAGGAGATCCAATTCAGGGAAGATCACTTTATAGTGATACTGTTACATATGTTCCACAATTTTCGCTATGTGTTTGCACGAATAATCTGTTTGATGTAAAGAGTCAAGATGAAGGAACATGGCGTCGTATGAGGACTGTTCCATTTAAGTCTTATTTTAGTGACAATCCTGATCCAAAAAATAAATATCAGTTTAAAGTTGATAAAAATGTTAATGAGAAGTTCGAAATTTGGAAAGAGGTATTTGCTAGTATGCTTGTGGAAAGAGTATATGAAACGGACGGAATAGTAAATGATTGTAGTATTGTAACAGAATTTACAAATAAATATCGTTCTGAACAAGATCATCTTACTGAATTCTTTTCAAACTTTATTATTAAGAAAGATGGTACTTCATTAAAAAAGAATGAAGTTAAACAAGATTTTACAAACTGGTATCAAACAACATATGGAAGTGGTTGTCCTAGACCTAGCGAACTTTATAGTTATTTAGAAAAAAAACTAGGATCATATCCTTCAAAACCAAGAAGTAACGGACAACGTGGATGGGAGAATTACACAATTCTCCGAGAGGAAATATATGAATAATATATATATGAGAAAATTACTTCATTTATTATTAATTACAGTTATTTTATATTTTTTATTTTTTCAAGATATTAAAGAACAATTTGATCTGTCTGACTTTAAAGATAAGATAAGTAAAGAAAAAAAATGCAATAATACAAAAGATATGGAAATATGTATTACAAATAATGATTGTGGTGTATATACTTCATCAAAAGATAAAAAATCAAAATGTGTTTTAGATTATTATAATAAATCTAAAAATAAACACACACCGTATTTTTCAAATATTTTATTTAAAAATAATAAATCACTACCTTATTACGATCTAAACAAAGGAATATACAGTCATGACAAATTAAATTACACAACAAACAACAAACATTTATTTAAACCTATAAAATTTAGTACATTTGATATAAGAAATAAACCCAAAGCAAGTATTCCTTTATCAAATAAATTAATTGTTGATATTAATAAGTATTCAAATAATAATAAAGACATATCGGAAATAATTGTTTATGATATAACAAATGAAATCAACAACAAATTTTATGATTATATTGTTGACGGAGCTGATAAATTTGAAATTATTGTAAACCCAATCTCAGATAAATCAAAAAAATTGAATATTTCTTTTAAATATAGTTATAAAAAACCGTATTTAGTAAAAATAACTGGATTACCAAAAAAATATTTAAATGAAACATTATTTGAAATTGGATTTTATGCTAAACGTGGCGCAATTCTTGAATGCGATGGCAATTCAACGTCAGAAAATTGTAAATATAAAGATTGTAGTGGGGGGGGATTGGCCGGGTCAGCACACGGCGACCCTGGATATATCGACAAGTACCGAGGGTATTACGACGCCAGGGGTTGTGGAACATGTAATGACTACTGCCGATGGGTGGGTGGACCTGGTTATTTAGGGGGGGATCCAGCAAACGGCGTGACTTCCGGTGGAAGTTTCTGGTCATGCATAACACCAAACAACGAATATGCAAAGATGCCGGAACCGTGGACAGCGAAGAAGTGTACGAAGCAAGGTGCCAAGAGTGGTAAGTGTGACGAAACAGCTGTCGCAGGTGCACTTGGGGACAGGGGATATGACGACGAGTATCGCGGGTATTACGACGCCAGTGGTTGTGGAATATGCAATGACTACTGCCGATGGGTCGGCAACTCTGGTTCGGGGGGGGATCCAGCAAACAGTGTCACTTCCGGCGAAAGTTTCTGGTCATGCATAACACCAACCAACAATTATGCGAAGATGGCGGGTCCGTGGACAGCAAAGAAATGCACGAAGCAGGGTGCCAAGAGTGGTGGGTAGTTTTTGCCGTCTACTATATTATGTTATACGGTACATACAACAAATGTACAGTACCTGTTATTAAACCCATAATGAAAATTACATATTATTTAAATTAAGAAATTGATTTAAATTATTATGTTAAATAATATTAAAAGATGATTATTCCTGTCAAATGTTTTACGTGTGGCGAAGTTCTTGCTAATAAATATAATTATTATTGCCAAGAGGTAAAAAAAATAAAACAAAGTGAAAATATAAACAACGAGGTTCTTTATCTAAATGAAAAAAATAATGTAAAATCTCCTGAAGGAAGAACTTTAGATAAACTTCAACTTACTAATATTTGTTGTCGCAGACATATGCTTTCTCATGTAGATATTATGTAAATATAATATAATGGTAAAAAGAAATAATTTAAAGAAAACAAGACATTATAGAAAAAAAAGTCAAAAAAGAAAAAGAAAATTAACCAGAAAAAATATGCGCGGCGGTAATACAAAACCATTACTCAATGTTGGTTCTGGGTTATTAGAACATGTAAATTTTTCTAATAATTTTTTTCCTAATGTTTTAGGAAATTTAGAAAAAAATATAAATTATATTCTTGGCGGAAAAGGATTATTTAGTGCCATTAATTCAAATATTTTAAATTTAGGAATAAAATAAATATAAATAATATATATAATGAGCAAATTTGATAATATGTGTCTACCAGCGAAGCTGTATTTAATACTTTCTATGATAAGTATTGCCTCTATGTTTTTTTCAACCTATAATATTATGAATTTATTTGAATCGCTCCTAATTACTGGCGTATGGACATATTTACTTAATATGTTGTGCAAGCGCGGTTCATCTACTATTTCTTGGTTAATCCTTTTACTTCCACTTTTTGGAGTTGTTTTTATTGGAATGGGTAGATTTAACACAAGAGGATTCACACATATGCGTCATTTAAAAAGATATAATAGATTATATTAATTTTTTCTAATATAATAGTATAATGCCAGTAAGAACAAGGTCAAAAACAAGAAATCCCACGAAAACCATACGAAAAATTTACAGAAGAAGAGTAAAATCATCTTTGTGTAGAAAAAAAAACAGATCAGCATGCGGAAAGGCACGAAATTGTAAGAATGTCAGAACATCCAAAAGAAGTTATTGCAGAATGAAAACTAATCGCCATAGACTTGCAAGAGTTTTAGGAAAAGGAAAAAGAAGAAGAAGAAGAACACAAAGACGATAAATATTATTGTTTAAATTTAATAATATATTTAAAAAAATATAGTATTAAATACTAATGAGCACCGATATAACTTGGAAAGTAATAGATAAATTATTTAAGTCAAACCAAAATTATTTAGTTAAACATCATTTAGATTCTTATAATGATTTTTTTAAAAATGATTTAGTAAAAATTATAAAAGAAAACAATCCAATAAAATTAATTAAAAATCAAGATCCAAAAACGAAACAATATAATAATCGGTGTGAATTATATTTAGGAGGCAAAAGTGGAAATAGAATTTACTATGGTAAACCTATTATAGTCGAAAATGATGAAAATAAATTGATGTATCCCAATACAGCAAGATTAAGAAATATGACATATTCTTTTTCAATACACTACGACTTAGAAGTTTTTGTTGAAAATGATGGTGTTAAAAAAGAATTTGTTATAGAAAAATTGCTTTTAGGAAGATTTCCTATTATGTTGCAAAGTTATTTATGTGTTTTGCATAAACTCAATAAAGAATTAAGATTTAATTTAGGAGAATGTAGAAATGATTACGGTGGTTACTTTATTATTGATGGAAAAGAAAAATCTATTATACCACAGGAAACATTTGCAAATAATACAATGTATATTAGAGACAAAGTAAATGATACATATAGTCATTCGTGTGAAATTCGTTCGGTATCTGAAGATACATCTAAACCAGTTCGTGTGTTTTCAATAAGGATTGTCTCTCCAACAGATACACAAAAAAATAGTAATATTGTTGCAATTATTCCCAATGTAAGAAAACCTATTCCAATATTTATTTTAATGAGAGCAATGGGAATAATCTCGGATAAAGAAATTATTGAACACATTCTTTTAAATCTAAATAACAACACATACATTGATTTTTTAAGGAACTCGGTATATGATGCTGGTAAAATATTTACACAAGAAGCAGCACTTAGATATATTGGTAGTTTTACTAAAGGAAAGGGTATTTCACACTCTTATGAAATTATAACCGATTATGTTTTACCCCATATAGGTGAAATGAATTTTAAACAAAAAGCATACTTCTTGGGTTATATGACAAATAGATTGTTACGGGTTTATTTTCAAGATGAAAAACCCACTGATAGAGACAATTTTTTGTATAAAAGAATTGAAAATACCGGAGAATTACTTTATCAACTTTTTCGAGAATATTATGCAATACAAAAAAAACATATTTTTACCAAAATCGATAAAGAATATTTTTATAATGAAACACTTTACAAGAGCAATATGGAAGAGTTAATTAGAAAAAATTATGTCGAATTTTTCAAAGAAAAAATTTTACAAAATGGTATTAAAAAAGCATTTAAGGGAGACTGGGGTTCACAGGAACACACGAAGAGACCGGGAGTGGTACAAGATCTAAATAGATTATCTTACAATTCGCATCTAGCACAATTGCGAAAATTAAATTTACCACTAGATGCTAGCGCAAAGGTGGTTGGTCCTCGTCTTCTTCATACAACCCAATGGGGTATCGTTGATCCGGTAGATACACCTGATGGAGGAAATATTGGTTTACATAAAAATATGGCAATAGGAGCACATATTACTACTAAATCGCTTCCTAATATATATATACCTTTACTTAAAAATCTAGGTATTATATTTCTAGAAGAATTAAAACCAAGTAAGGCAAATGAATTAACAAAATTATTTTTAAATGGTGCATGGATCGGATGTATTGAAGAACCAGAAAAGTTAAAAAATGAACTTCTTCTAAGAAGAAGAAACTCGTTAATACCTATTTATACAAGTATTCGATGGGATATTTCTATGAATGAAATTATTATATTATGCGATGGGGGTAGATTATGTAGACCAATATATTACGTGAATCAGGAAAAATTACCTTCCTATGTTAGAGAAGTTGATAATTTTGAAGATATGTCATGGACACAGTTAACACGTGGATTAAATAAACCAAAAATTTCTTTTAATGATAATAAAATATTTACAGCAGCTCAACTTTATGGTAATGATAAATTGCCTTTTCTTAGAGAAAATTCTGCCTTTATAGACTTTTTAGACACACAAGAAAGCGAATCAGCATATATTGCAATGAACGCAGATGAATTAACCACACAACATACACATATTGAAATTCATCCTTCACTAGCACTTGGTATTATGGGTAATCAAATTGTTTTTCCTGAAAATAATCAATTGCCAAGAGATTTGTTTTCGTGTGGACAAAGTAAACAGGCCGTATCGTTATATCATACTAACTTTAAAAACAGAATTGATAAATCTGGTCTAATTTTAAATTATGGACAAATTCCTCTTGTAAAGAGTAGATATATGAAATATATTAACAATGAGGAACATCCATACGGAGAGAATGCTATCGTTGCTATTATGTCATTTACTGGATATAATGTTGAAGATTCGGTTTTAATTAATAAAGGATCTATTGATAGAGGATTCTTTAGAACAACATACTATAATATGTATGAATCCTATGAAGAAAGTTCAAAAATATCTGGAAACGAAATTAATAGCAATTTTATGAATGTTAATTCTGAAAATGTTATTGGAAAGAAACCGGGACACGACTATAGTTATATAAATGAACAAGGATTAATTAAAGAAGAAACAACATTAAACGATAAAATAATGGTTATTGGTAAATCAATGACAAATGTGGACGATCCAACTACATTTATTGATATGTCAACAAAAACAAAAAAAGGGCAATTGGGTATTGTTGATAAATCATTTATTACTGAAGGAGAAGAAGGAACTAGAATTGCGAAAGTAAGAATTAGAGAAGAACGTATACCAGCTATCGGCGATAAAGTGTGTAGTAGATGCGGTCAAAAAGGAACTATTGGTTTAATTATTCCTGAAGAAAATATGCCATACACCAAAGATGGATTAAAACCAGATATTATTATTAATCCGCATGCTTTGCCTAGTCGTATGACTATTGGTCAACTTATTGAAACAGTGATTGGTAAAGCAGGTTGTTTATATGGGTATTATTCAGACTGCACTGCCTTTACAAATAAGGGACCTAAAAATGAGTATTATGGTGATATGCTTACAAGAGAAGGGTATCATTCATCCGGCAATGAACTCCTTTATAATGGTATGACTGGCGAACAAATAGAAACAGAAATATTTATTGGTCCCACGTACTATATGAGACTTAAACATATGGTTAAAGATAAAATTAATTATAGGTCTCAAGGTCCAAAGGCATACTTAACAAGGCAGGCCGTTCAAGGAAGAGCTAATGATGGTGGTTTGAGAATTGGAGAAATGGAACGCGATTGTGTTGCTGGACATGGTGCAAGTCATTTCTTACAAGAATCTATGTTAGATAGAGGCGATGATTACTATTTAGCTGTATGTAACCAAAGTGGAACTATTGCTGTTTATAATGAAGAAAAAAAAATATTTTATAGTTTATTAATCGATGGTCCAATTAAATTTAATAAAAATCAAAAGGGCGAACTAAATGTTAATAATATTAGTAAACATGGAAAAAGTTTCAGTATTGTTAGGGTTCCATATTCATTTAAATTACTAATGCATGAACTTATGACAATGAATATTCAAATTAGAATTATTACAGAAGATAATATTGAACAATTAACTAATTTGAGTTATTCTAATAATGCAAATAATATTAGTGGTATTGATTCTTTAGAAACTTTAGGAAAAGAATTAATTTCAAAATTAAAGGAATTGAAACCAATTAAAAACTATCAAGAAACTAAAGTTTCAGGAAGTATTGAAGAAGAGCACGGGTATAAACCAGGATATCAACCAGGTGTATATGGAGAACCCGGTCATTATAATCCAACATCTCCATCATCCTATGCACCAACATCTCCATCCTATGCACCAACATCTCCATCCTATGCACCAACATCTCCATCCTATGCACCAACATCTCCATCCTATGCACCAACATCTCCATCCTATGCACCAACATCTCCAGAAGTTAAACTAGAATTAGCTGAAGACATTGAAAATAGATGAAGAACTAGACAGATTAAGCAAAGATACAGAAATTGAAGAAGAAAAACGTGAAAAAATTAAAACAGTATATGAGTCTCAAAACTAACATTACAATATTTAATAAAAGGAAAAGAGATATTAAAAACTATGGAAAGATGCTAAACCATTTATTAATTATACTCCCCAAATTTTTATAACCCTCAAAGGATATAATGGCGATATGGAATATATACAAAAAGCAATAGAAAAATATAGAAAACACATTGTTAATTTGTAAAAATAAAATATCATTATATATTATAATGTCAGGATTTTGTTGTACACCAAAGAAAGGGTTAAATAACGATTCAAGTATGAGTTTATTACTTAATGTTGTTGCTTCAAGAACAAAACCAGCATCTGGGTGGCCTGCTGCTGGTAATGGAGGAGTTTGCTGTCCTCAGGATAGAAATGGAGGGGCATGTAATTGCAGTGGAAATGCCAATCCATTAAATAAAACAAATATATATAGAAATAATCAAATTTATCAAATAATTAGAAACTGTAGATGTTAATTTAAATACATATTTTTCCAAAGATTTAAACGATCTTCTTTATTAAATTCTTTTTTTATCAAATAAAATCTATTTTGTATTATTTGATAATAAATATTTTTTAGTATTGAAATAAATATTTTAGGTACTTCTTTAACATCTGAATATGTTTTAATATTATTATTTTTAATACAGCATATATATATTCGAAATGAATTTAATTCTGTTACATAACAATTATATACGATTATTTCATTATATATTAATAGCAGATTATACAAATATTCAATAATATTGTTATCTAATATAGAATTTATTTTAAAAATTAAATTATAATTACAATTAATTTTATAGTTTACTTTATCAATAACTATAGTATTAAAAAAATTTGATATAGTAAAATAATCCTTTATTTTTTTTTCTATTGAATAAGTAAAAAATATATTATTTTTACACAAATTGAGTTGTGTAGATATCTCAATCATTTCATTTAAGTTATTATCATCTATTTTTTTTAATGTATAATTTTTATTAATAAAATTCATATAAATTTTTAAATCATCAAATTGTATTATATCGTTATTTTTTCTTGAAGTACTATTTTTTATTATATTATTATTTTTAATTGTGAAATATGACATAATTATATTATAAATTTTAACTTTATACAAATTTATATAA